TACACCTTCGTCTGCCAACCAATGTGGATGATAACCATATTCAGCAGTTCCAGAATGACTATATGGCTTCTTACCATCAAACCAATTAAATCCATCATTCCACGCATCATCTCCGTCAGATTTTGTTACTTTAATTGCACGCGCATGTAAATTTGGATCCCAACCATAATCATTTGCAATTCCACCTGGTCTTCCCCTTTCAGATTGATCGGCTATTACATCATTTTCAAAAAATGTTTCTATATCTTTTTCGTTAACAATTGTCTGTTCAGATAAATCATCAATCGCGATTCCATCGTTTATTGTTATTTTACCGCCAACCATTTTTTGGCTAAATCCAGATTCTACTTCTGAAAAATCAGCATTCAATATATTTCCATCAGGTTCTAAAAACTTAATCGTATTTGATATTGGAACATCTACTAATCCACCATCTTCTATACTTCCTCGTCTACCAAACGGAGTAGCTGTACCACCAATTTCCAATTTCGCACCAACTATAAATGCCTCTTCGCCAATAATATTCGGTGATGTGACGTCGTATCCACTAGAATGATATTTGAATATTACTCGTAAATTTATTTTGTCGTTTCTAGTTTCAGTTAATTTAAACGGTAAGACTAATCTTTGCCATTCACCTGTCATAGTTACATTGTTTCCATATCGTGTGTTTACAGTACCCAATCCCCATGGACCAGAATGGGCCATCAAACAAACCTTTAATCCTTGTGGTGCTTTAACATATACGCTATATGTCATTAATAAATTTTCTATAGACGTATCAACTTTATACCATGGAGTTAACCCGACAGTGTAATTTGTATGCGCTAATGATCCTACGCTTTTTCCAACATCTTCTAAATAACTTTCACTTCCATTTATTGTATTAATTACCGTAGTTTTTACACCGATCTTTCCAACTGGACTATCTAAAGCCACGTTTTCAAGCGACATTCCACGGTTTAATGGGAATGGTAATTCTGTAACAACTGCGTCTGCGTTGGGCCATGCTCCATGACCAATCCATCCCATTCGTGAATCAAGATTTCTTTCTTCAATTAAATTGACAACTTCGTTTTCTATTTCGATATCTGGAATAACTTCGTATTCATCTCTAATTTCTTCTGTAAATCTTTCTGATATAAAATATGCATTGTTTATTCTAATTTTACCATTAACCAATTTTCTTGATAGATCTTCTTCTCTGTCAATATTAATTAAATTTAGATTGCCATTCTGCGAAAATGCAGCAGATTGTGGTAACCCATCTAATCCAATTGGTGGAAATGTATTTAAGCATGTAAATCCAGCCATTCTAAAATTTTCCAAATAACTAGGATCATTTATAAAACTTGGTGATACAATTATTTCGGTTCTATCTGAAGAAATAGATTGAATTATGTACTTATTTTCCTTTACATATAACCTATCACCTTCGACAGTTGATGATTCGGCATGTTCTTCTTGTGCATAAACATATCCATCAGAACCAGTTACAAAGTTACCATTAAAAATTCTTTCGTCACCATTTACTAATAGGGGAAACGGACTACCAGCTTTCACCCTAAAAAAATCAAAATCCATTCTAAAACGACCTTGTTGATAGCCACAATCCCTAAGTATTTTACCAGGATCTAGTTTAACAACAGCCGGGGCATATGGAATTCCTTGTTTTACAAATGATTCGAATTGATTGTTTGTTAAATATTCAGTCTTTAATATATTATCGTTATTACCATATATGTTTATTCGTATAATATCATTTGTATCTATACCAAATTCTTGTTCTGGCCAAACATTAGAATGATAGCCAGCTCCAGCAAATTGTGGATATTGGGTTTGATCCCTAAATGTTATGTGATCTTTACTCTCCGGTAGAGATATTATATCATATAACTTTTTAGGAATATCAATAGTCCTTCTTATTTTTTGATTAGGCATTAAAATTCCTCAAATTCTCTATTCAAAAGATCTTGTGTTTCCGTTCCTGTTCTATATCGTGTTCTGTATAATTGTATGTTTAAAAATTGTGATTCGCCGGGCATACTAGTTCCAGTTTCTGGATCTTGATATAATTGAATCGTATCGTCCGTTGTTCTTAATGAATCGTAATCGGAAGATCCAAATGGTTCCATAGTATTTAACCATTTACTCTTTGTATTGACAAAATCTTGTTGGTACTTTACCTCGTCCCTATTCTTTATGGAAGTATAGTGTTCGTTTGCTTGCAATTCTTCTTGTGAGTATGGCATTATCTTACTACCTTAAATTCACCTACATCATAAAAATTTACTTTCTTATTAATTCCAGTTCCTTCTTCTATTTTTACCCGTAATCTATAAAACCTTTCAGGTTCCAATCCATCTGTTCTCAGATTGAAAAAATTACTAGTCGCATCACAACTTATTTTTGAACCAATACCATAAGGTATTATAACATCATCAGTAACTGCATCTAACACAGTATAAAATGATGACCCACTTGGTAAATGTTTTACTGTTAAATATTCAGAGGATGTTGCAAACGTTTTAGCTGGATATTTTTCCCGACCTTTGACAATTATTTTAGATAAACTTCCAACTTTATATTCTCTAGAAAAGTTCTCAGTGTATATTTTTAATTTGCTTAATTCATTCGAACTCAATGCAGATAAACTTCCTGGGCTCCAACTTGAATCGTCCCATTCGGCTTCCAACGTAGGTGCGAATATTGTATGTGTATCTGAAGAAAAGAATTTATGCGTACCTAATTTCTCAACACTCGCCTCATCAGTTGCAGAACGTCTTATTAAAAATCCCTCATTTGCAATACTACCACTATACCATTGCTTGACAATTTCTGTTACGTCAGCTCTAACATCTATATCATTATCCTTACCAACGGATATTGATGATGTATGATTGGATCCAGAAAAATATGTTGCACCCGAATATAGATCTTCATTGATATGCCAAACACTACCACTTCTCTCATCTCTAAATTTCCAACTTACACCGTTTGTTGTTGGTGGTGTGTCTGATGTTTTTCCATCTCCTTCAACCCAACTTTGGGATATCGCATTAATATGTAAGACTTGATCTCTATTTAGTTCTTGAGATCCAGCATCCTTTAAGTTTAAATAAAATTTAGCATCTACTGGAATTGTACCATCTGCAATAGAAGACGATATTGTTGTAATAGGAAATTTTATTAGTGATCTTTGTATATCTTGAACGGCAATTGAACTATTCTTTTGAAATGTTTTACCAATAACAAGAATTTCATCCATACCATGATTCTTAAAACTACCAGTACTATGTGTATCTAAATTTCCCTTTATTATGGTAGCGTCTTTTTCTGCTTTTTGAAAATAATGTGCCACTATATATCTCCAACAACTTTACCAATAATGTCTATATCTGGATATTTCACTTCAAATATTGCAGGATCTAGTGACGGATATATTACCGATTTTCTAGTTGCACCATCAATATCATAAATGTTTCCACTATAGCCATTAGCCGTTTTAAATTTATTATCAATTGCCACTATTTGATTTGTCGGATTGTTATCTTCTGGTGGAACAACATTATTGACACCGTCAACCAATGATAACTCGTATGCCAAATCTGACATTATTATAGGTTGATTGATTTGCCATTTATCAGTATCAAAATAATCCTTTACCACTTGTATACATTTCAATAATACTTCTTGCTTATTGAAATTTCTCTTTACTAAAATAGAAAACCGTACACCGATGTTTATAATATACGCGTCTTTAATATTAATCGCATCTGTCAATATACGATATGGACCCAAATATTTTTGAACGTTTTGTTTAGTTGCCGGGTTTACATGAACCAACTTTTTATCTTGATTATATCCCAACACATAAAAATTCATAGCTAATGGATTAGGAACTTTTACTTCCAATTTTGATAACGGTATTTCCCCACCAAATTCATCTAATGTGGCTTGCGTAATTGTTTTTTCTTGTAACACACCATCTCCAGAATTCAATTGATCATCAGATGTTATGTATATTTTTTGGACATTACCATATTTTGCAGGTAAGTTATAAATTCTTGTAGAGTAATCTTCCTTTGTTACTGCTCTATTCTGTGCTTGGAAGTATTGTCTTGTATTTTCCTTTATTTCAGTTAGGCTTTCTTCCCCTCTACCACCAGTTGCCGCAACCATATTGTCAAACGCAATTGAATTTCTTGTTTGTTGTATCAGGGCAGAATCTAATCCGTTAGTAGATAGCGACAAATTTAAAGATCTCTTTGTTGTTATACTGTTCATTGGAACGTTTGCTTCTACTCCACCACCATGTGAATATACAACAGTTAACGTCGTATTTGATGGTGCACGACCATAAACTGCAGTATTTAGAAAATTTGCAGGATCTAATGCGGATTGATTATTTAAAAAATTTGTAGTGGTAAAATTATTTCCAACAGTAGAGGGATTGGGTATGACTTCTTCATCTGCTCCTGATGCAGTACCCGAACCAAATCTCAATTGTATTTTTTTATCTACAGTTACCCGAGTCTTATACCTATTCTGTGTTCTAATCATTTTTAAAATATATGGAGTGGTATCATTATATCCTGCTAGATTCTCATCGTGTTCTGCCGTATTAGGAACATCATCATAAATCAAATCTTGCGCTAAAGATTCAACTTCATACCATTCATTACCGTCAGTATCAGTTACACTAATGACCTCTAAAATATTTTTATTTGCCAATGTAACCATATCATATGCCACTGCATCTCCAAATGAAAATGTCTCAGTTTCTATTGTTCCACTGATAGCCTTGACTTTCTTTTTAAGTAAATATTTAGTTGGTATATTTGAATTATTGATTTCATATATTTCTACAGTAGTTGTGTCCATTGAACTAGAAAATTGAAAATTAACATCATCTAGTGTTCTAAATGTTTTGCCATATTCTGATGCTTCTATTAAACTTCCTGCTTTTACTGTATACCCATAATTGTAATTTGGTTGAGTATCATTTCCGACTGTAACAGCTGGAACTGTTTGATATATGTCTAAAGATACTGTAGAAGGAGTCGACATTGTTGGCTTATATCCATATGATTGCGCAATATCAAAAACAGTTTTTCTTTCTTCTGCGTATACCAATAACGACTCTCTAAATTGTTCATCTAAGTAGAACGAAAGAACATCACCAACATATGATGCCATTTCTATGAACATCATACCAGGAGATGTCTCGTTAAAATCTGCATAGGAATTTGGAAAATACGTTTTTGCGTATTCTATTAAATCTCCTTTAAATGCAGAAAAATTCTTATTTAAATAATTTACCTGTTTTGGTCTTTCTTTTGTACTAGCCATATTATGTAGACCTTCTTAAGCTTAATGTTAATGATTCTGTTGCATTCGGATCAGTGACTATAGAGAACACAATAGATATTCTAACCATGTTATTATCTGGTTGGCTATCTATAATTATGTTGTTTATCAAAACATGTGGTAACCATGTTGCCACTGATTCTTTTATAGAGCTTTCAATTTTCCCATCAAATTCAGTTGTATAATTGTCAAACAATATATTATAAATATCAGATCCAAAGGTTGGTTGAGCAACTCTTTCTCCTTTTACCGTTAATAATAAATTTTTTAAATTGCTTATTGTTTGCTGTATTAACGTATTACTTTGCCTAAAAAACCCTTCACGTCCATGACCAATAGGTAATGTTATACCAATTTTTGAATCTGGATCCCTATCTCGTTCTCGAGTAGACTTTGTTCTTGGATTATCTAGTGCCATTATTTAAGTATTCCACCTCCATCTGAAAGTTGAGTAGCAAGTTGACTTGTAATGGGTGTTATAGTTGCACCTAATTGCAAAGCTCTTGCCCTTGTAGTTAAATATCGTTGTCCCGAAGTTGTCGTCGCTAAACATATATCTAAACTATTTGATAGCCCATTTATTATTGTTGCTCTTTCTAGAGCAGTAGAACTATTGAAATTTCCTAATGCATCAGTACCAAACATTTGTTGAAGAGCATCAATGAGTGGTTGAAATGAATTAGCCTCGAATGGCGGAATAGTATTTGCAATTTCAACTTCACCTTGCTTGACATAATCATGAATGGCTGCCGCTTCTTTCTGTGCTTCTTCAGTATTTTGTTTAAACTCCTGAATCTTAGCTTTGGTTTTAAGAAACTTGTTTTTTGCAGTTTCTTGATTCTTTAGGTTCGCTAAATTTCTAGTAAGCCTATTTATTTTTAGTGCCATGTTTTTTCCCTATAGCATCTACTACTTTTGCTGAATGTCCGCTCATTGCTTTCTTCATAAAATCTGGCATATTCGGATCTTGCATTTGAGCTGGACTTCCCATTCCAAGTTCATGAGTTCTATTAGACGTATATGTCCCTCCACCCATTGTAGGATATTCATCAGTTGGAAGTCCACCTTGTGTTTCCTCTAAAATCTTTTTTAACACAGGATCTTTAACGTTTATCGTCTCCTGTGCAGATTTTGGATTAGTAGCTGGATCTGTTATTTCCTTTATTACTATTTGTATTTGTTTGGCAACTTCTTTTTCGACAGTTTCTTTAATTATCTTTTTAAGTGCCATAAGTGTATTTGCTTTCATGTCATTACCTTTATTTTATCTAAATGTTGAAGTTCTATCTAAATCATTAATAGCTGTTAAGCATTCACTTAAATCAACTAATTGCGTATCTAATAATGCTTCTAATTTTTGTCCATCTAACATAGCGTCCTCATTATTTGTTTGTACTCCATCTGGTCCTGAAACTGAACCTTCATCTTTAACAGTAAATGGTGCTTGTTGTTCTGTTCCATCTGGCAAAATAACAGTGCCATCTAAAATTTTATCTCCTGGATTTAATGGTCTATTGGCTTTTAAAAATCCAAAGTCTACATCTTCTAGGTCATCTTCCATTGTGCTTATTAGGGAATCTAATCCATCATCTAACGAACCACCAGCTGTGTCACCCAAGTCTCCTAATCTCCTATCTACATAAATACCACCAACGGCCTCACATTCTTCTTTACTTAATCCTGCTTCTGCACCCCTATTTGCTGCGCATTGCGCTATAACTTTTTGTAATAATGCTATTAATTGTGGTAATATTCTAGATGTTTCAGTTAATGATCTAGCTGTTGCCGCAATCATATTTGGTACACCTTCAATTAATTGTAATAAAAGTAAAAAGCTTTCTACAACTTTAATTGGTTTTACTATTCTCTTTATTAGTTTGTATACACGTTGTACTGTTTTGACTATCTTAGCCAATGCTCTCATTATTTTTGCAACAGCTGCGATTATTTTATTTACACGTTGCATAAGCTTAATTAATTTGTTTACATCCGGAACTAGATCACATGCCTTATCTGGATCGATTTCTATTTTCGATATCATATTTTGTGTACGTGCAATAAACTTAGATTGTAATGCCATTATTTCATTTATCTTTTGTTGAAGTGCAATCCACCAACCCATATCAAGTCCTGGAATATTTAAATCTAATTCCAATTTACTTGCAAAATCGTCTAATGGACTTGAATCTTCAGGCTTTGCAGCTAATTCTTGTAAACTACAATACGCATCATCTGAATCATCCCCACCTGGAGAAACAACTGCACCATCTGCTCCAACTGAATACCCATCTTTATCAATTGCTAATGGTGCATCGATACTATTACCATCGGGATCAGAAACATTTCCGTTTATAACCAAATCTCCAGTTTTTAATTTAGTTCCTGGTGCAAAAGCTCGAGCTTCTCCTCCATAACCCGAATGTATAACCTCTACTCCACCTGCACCTGCAACAAATCCACCTTCTGTTACAAAGTCTCCACTCTCTAAACAATCTCCAACATTAAAAACATCTGAACTTCCTCCTGGTAAATCATAAACTCGTCTTGCTATATCATCTTTAATTGCTTCTTCATCTGATACACCTATTCCTTGTGACGCATCTTCTTTGCACGCCTTTCCTGATAGTATTTGATCTCCTAATAAAAGTATAGAACCTTCAGGTAAAAATCGTTTTTCAGATGTTATGTGATCACAATGTAAAGTTGCCATTATAGATTCTCTCTTTTACGTCTAGAAACTTTAACGTTGGTACTTAATATCTTATCTTCAATTGCTTTTGAAGTTTGTTCAGCTGCAAATGCGTTTAAGCCACTTGCTGCTCCTGCTAAACCTGGAATTGGAACTGGTAATCCTATATTTCCTATACCAGTAGCCGCAGAAACTTCGCCACCAAATTTTTGTAATGCAACTATAATCTCTCTTAGCATTTTTACTAGCTGTTCTCCACATACAGCCGATTCTAAATTTTTATCGTCGACGTCTCCAATTTTAACGTTACTTCCAATAAGGTTTGCATTCCCCTTAGAAACAAAATTAGATTCAGCTGCCGAATACATGTTTATGTTTTTATCCTTAGTATTGAATGTCAATGTTCCTGAATCAAGAATTATTTGTGGACCTTTAAATTTTTTGGGTGTAGTTTTTCGATTAACTTTTGGTTTAACTGTCAATTCTACTTTCTCTTCTCGAGTCATGTATATTGAACTAGCATCTTCATTTATTTTTTCAGCTTTAGGACTTCCAGTAAATTCACCTTCAGTTTCTTCATTTGCAATTCTAATTTTTATAACAGAATCAGTTTTAGAACCACCGGTTTTTCCTAATCTTATTGACTGATCGTTTCTACCATTTAATGCCCAATCTCCAGGAAATTGTAATACTGGTCTAGGTATTTTTACAGGTGTAAATCCATCGGTTAATCCTTGAAGAAATGCATCTACTTTAGAAACAATAGGATTTCCCTTTGTTTGAGTTGCTGTCATACCTATTCGTAAATTGTTGTTAACACTGTTAATGACGTTAGTAGCAGGGTAATAAAACGTTTGAGCACCAAAATTTACTATTGCAACAAGCTCACCCTTTATTGGGTAAGATTTTACTTGTGCATCTACTGGAAATATCCATCCTTTTCCATTTTCCGGTAGTATGGGCAGAGGTACAACAGGACTCGCCTTGATGCAGCCAATATAATGCACATTTAAATCGTCAGTTAAATCGTCTTCATTATAAATTACATCATCTACTTCTGCCAATACCGTTTGAACTGATACTGTTTGAATAGATTCAGCAACTGCTAATGCAATATCTCTAACACGCTTTTCATTTGGAATTCCTTCATTTATTTCAATGTCGGAATTTCCACTCTTCCTAATCGTGTTAAGAAAAACGCCACCTGCGTTATTCGCCATGGGTTACTCCTGAATGCCTAAAGAAATATCGTCTATATCCTTTGCTAAATTGCTTGTTTCTTTTTCTATCTTATTAAGAATTTGTTCTTTCTCATCATCTGATAACGAGAATTCACCGCCTTCACCTTTTGCCTCGGCCTGCATTACTCGTTGTACAACAGCTGTAAGTTTCACTAATAACTCATCATTTCGTATGTTAGCTTCCATATAGTCACTAATCATTGGAAATAATTGTATTGCAGTATTTGGATCTTTAATATAAACCATTAATTCTTGTATTAAAGATTCTATTTGAATCTTATTACGCTTAGAATTAGTATCTATTTTTTCAAATAAATCGGCTAACGTTGTGTTTTTAAATACTTTATAATCTCCAGACATTACAATATCCTTTGATTATAAATATATGTTAATGCATAAATTGGTTATATGTTCTTTTTTTACCTACTTGACCATTTTCATTCCACTGTTTTTCCATATTTGAATAGTGTCCTTTCATGGTATTAAGAACTTTTGTTATATGTTGTGTTTTTGCACCAGATAATTCTCTCAACAATATGTAAAGTGCCTTCTTATTGAATATTTCTATACTATCAACTCTAGACATGAGCTCAACAACAGACCATGCTATAGTTAAATCTCTATCTTTTTTGAAAACCTTCTCTATGTTTTCTTCCCAATAATTAATAATTTGACTGAAGAACTGTTTACCTTGCTCACTCATTACTTCTTTATCTTCATATACAACTTTTTTCGCATCGTTATGTTTTAAATCAATAACATCTGTATGTGTCTTCATCTTTTTGTAATTGTTATTGTTATGGCATATCAACCAATTTTTTACAACAACACTGAAATAACTAAAAGCTTTGCCCTTTCCTTGTTTATATTTTCCCAATCGGGTAATCATAAATGATATTACTTCATGTTTGACATCTTCTAATGGAATATCAAAATAATAAAACTTAAATGTGTGAATGATATTTTCAACTAACTTTTCAAATGGTTGTCTAAGATGTGCGTTGTATATTAAATTCTTTTCTCTCCAATCATCGGTTGAATTGTAATCAACAATTCCTTGTTCAGTTCCTTCGTGAAAATACATTCTGGTTTTTGACGGTTTTCTAGGCATTTCTTTCCTCTACTATATTATTAAGCGTTTCGATTTCATTTTGTAAATCTTTGAACATAGAACCAGTTTCATCATCTGCTTCGAATGACCCCAACGTATCTATATCTTTCATATTTTTTACTACGGTTTGAATTGTTTGTGCAGTTGAATCAACTACTTGTTCTAAAAAATCTACCTTTCTATATAAATTAACTATTATATACAAACTAACAAGCATCACAATAGAAAATGTAGTAGTCATAATTATATCAATCATTTAAATAAATCTCCTAACTTACCAACATTTAATTCATTCATGATTGGCTCTTCTTTAACAACACCTTTCATTATTTTCGGAAAGTCAACTTTACTTTCTCCTGATAACATGTATTGTTCTTTCTCCCATCGTGTAGCGCTAGAATCTGCATAGTGTATTATGAAACCTATATTGGTTTTAATTGCTTTCCATTCTGCACCCTCGAAAAAATATCCTTTATTTCCTTCTTCGTATAAACCATCAGCCATTTTAATCCCAAAAAATTCTGTTTGAGAAACAGTTATTCCAAAATGTTGCAACAGCCAAAATGCTCTGTCAGTTACAGTCATCCAATGTAATTCTGGATTATGATCATAAGGTCGACCAAACTTTTTAGCTTTCCATTCATCTGTATTTGCAATATAATAATCATTATCTAAATCACCAATCTTTCCAAGATCATGGAACATTGCACAAAATATTACAGTTTCTTCATCTAAGTCATCAACGTGCATTCCCATTTTCTTAAACATTTCATAATATTCTAAAGACCATTTAATCACATTTAAAACATGAGCAGTGTAACCACCAGGAAATGCATTATGAAACCATTTTGTTCCAGATGCAGGAGCTAAAGTCATTCTATCTTCAAAATGAGAATGTAACTCTTTTATTTTTTCTAATCTCTCACCATTGAAAGTTCCGTCAATTATTTCTTGAAGGCCTTTCCAATTATCTTGTATTTGTTCAGCATTAATTTTCATGCATTCTCCTTTGTCCAATCTAATTTAAAGATGTCGCAATTTTCAAATTTATAAGGTGCAACAGTCATTGATTCTAAAATATCCACAACATTAACCCACTTAGGATTCATAGTATCTCGTACTTGATATACTCCGTCTTTGCCGTCTGTTCCCTTCAATAAAATAAAATCACCATAATCAAATGGCCCACCCCATCGTTTAAGTAAGTTACGAGATAATGCAACGAATTTATATTGTGATGCCTTGTTTATTCTAATACGTGTACCGTCAGCTGTAACATCAGGCGTGTCATCACATTGGATTTTATCTGGTTGGTACATTGTAACATCAACTTTTATTCCATGCATATAAAACTTTGACAACCTGCTTGATAGATCTTTGTTTTTTGTTGCCAACTCTTCATAATGACCATGATAAATTTCTTTATGCTTCTTCATAAATCTAGTGGATACGTAACCATTTATCATTGTTACAACCGCTATTGTTACTAGATATTTGTTTAGTGTTTGCATTACTTGCTCCTTACCTTGATTATAATAGAATCTACACGCAAACTTGCATATATGTACATGCTTTTTTTCACCTTTATTAACATTTTTTTTAAAACAATTTTGTGGACCCGGGGAGATTCGAACTCCCGTCCGGTATACCGTTAACAACGAGTCATTCACAGCTTAGTCAGGTTTTCCCATCACTTGTAGGAGGCCTATTAATTTACCTGCAAAACCACTAACAACTTTTACAGTGTTGCGAACTGGGTTTTGGTTTAAGTCCAAAATGGCCAACGACTTTTTGTCTAACTTATTTTATGCTCGGGTGTTAGACAACCCAAGAACTTAAGCAGCGTATGCGTAAGTTGGTTGGTCATTACCGATTGGTAAACTAGGTACGTCGTACTCAGCTAAATGCCAATCAATGTCCAACCCTTCTAGTGAATTATCACCATTTGAGTTAGTGAACCTTTTTTAACAGGTCTTGTTCAAACCTTGCTGCACTCTATTGTCAAAAAGCACCCGTCGATACCAAGCGGGCCCATATTATTCGTCATCCCATTCTTCTTCAATTTCGATGACTTGTAAATCTTCTAATAGTAACTCTACAGCTGCCCAATCTTTATCATATATAGCTGCTTCTAATCTCATTATTATCTCTTCGCGTGTCATGATGTGTTGTTCCTTTTTAGTTGACACTAAATATGGATAATCTATTAAATTTAATTCAGTTACTGATGTATTTTCTACCAAAAAATTCCACGGCAAAATTATACCCATTACGATACCTCTATTAATCCTTCAATTATTTTTTCTATTTCATTTGGATTTGGAAATCTTCCTTCAACATTTTTGCTAAACAATAATGAATTAGCATTATTTGTATGGTGTAACATTACATTAAATATGCCACCACTTCCTTGTATTATTTCTACTTCTAATCCAAATTTACGTTCTAATGATTCTCTTACACTAAGAGCTTGTAAATCATATCCTCAGGAAGTACAATATTCTATTGAGATTTTCATTTAAGCCTCCGCTAATTGGAAATTTAAAACCTTTAGTCTATCTGGATGATCTCGATATATTGCATAGTCATAAATCAATTGTTGAAATATTTCAGCAGCAACACTTTTTTGTTCACCTTCTCCTACTTCCAATTCTGGTATTGCGGTCTTAGTTGTATTCCATAGCTTTTCTAATTCTCCACAAAACGTTTGCCATTCCAATATTGGACAGTCTTCTACCTTATCATATTTTATTTGCTTAATCATCTTATTTTTTTGTAACCTTCTTTTATTTCTTCATGTTCAGATATTACTGTTTTAATAGTAACCATTCTTGCAAATTTCTTTTCACCTTTCTTATCACCATAAATATAATCTGCAACAGGAAAATCAACTTGAGTAAAATCTAATTTGTCATACCATGGTTCTGGCTTTCCAGATTCCAATCCCAATGTACGAGCTTCTCCACCCGGTAAATATCCTGCATCAGGTTCTCCACCATCTGCTAAGTATGATGTATTGTTATTTGCTACTTCGTGTATCTTCTTCATATATTTAAATATCGTTGTCTTCAACTTTAGGTGTATCAGTCATACGCATTATTTTTAATTTCTCTTCTTCTAACTTATTAATCCAATCACTAAGCAAATCAATAATTTTATTTTTAGTTACATCATGATCATCGTTGTCTAATATTCTATCAACCCATTTCTTGTATGTTCCCAAAAAACCGGATAACCATATAGCTATTTCTGCCCTTTCTTCAGGCCATGATTTTTGTCCCATTACTATCTCCTTAAAAAGAATATTTTATATTGTATGGATCTAACAACAAACGAAGCCGAAAACAAAACGTGCAGTATGAAGTCCCTATACTTATTTCTTGAAGTAAATGTTACTTCATCTATAATTACTGTACTAGTATCGGAAAGTTTATTTATTTTATGTCTATGAGACCAGTACGATATACCTAATAGTTTACCCTCTTTTATTATATCGTTAAAATATAGTTTGTCATTAGATGTAGAATATGTTACAACTTTAAATGTGCATTTCTTTCCAAATAAACTTATCTTTATAATTGCTCCACGTCTTACTCCCTTATAATGTAATAATTTACAAAACGTTGGCAGTAAAGATTGCAACAATTTACCTTCCTTATCTACGAATGCTTTCTTAACCACAGAAAACGGTTTGTTTATATTGGTTTTTGTTTTTATAATTCCTAATTGCATTATTGCCAATACCTATCGTGTCTTAACCCTTTTAGTAAGATTTCTTTTTCTATATCTTTAGCTATTTGTTTTACAGCTGCTTGTGACCTTAAATTTACTTGACTTTTACCATACTCCGTTAACACATCTTCAATTACCTTTCTATCTATAGTCATTTCTACTCTACGTTCTTCTTTCATTATACTTTCCTTAAACTAAAATTCTTTGGAAATATCCATTCGTATGGAATTCTTTTTGTTGGTTTCTTAACTCCATGTGATATTGCAATATGCTTATAAAAAAAGCAAGTCTTATCTTCAACATTTAAAAATTTCTGTTC